CGTGTTTTTCGACAAGTTGAAAGAGAACAAGTGTATTACCTTCCAATGAAAGTGTTAGATTTTTTATAAAATCATTTCTCGCCTTGTTCATTACAATAAATTCTTTTTCTGTATTGTAATCCCATTGCCTAGACATTTTACAGAGGTGTTCTGGGTATTTTAAAATCAAACATTTAATTTTAAAATCTGCCAGCTGTTTATTGTCAATCAACTGTTTCGTGGTTGTTGCTTGATATACAGTACCAAATAGACCTTCAAGTACCAATCGATGCGTGTGTGTGCCATCTAATGTACCTGTACAACCAATACGATATGAAGCACCTTTTAAACCAGTCATAATTGTGGTGAGTGATTTGGCTTTAAATAAATGGCACTCATCACCCATCGCAAAATCAAACTGTTCAAAATAATCAGCATCTAGCTTATATATAGACTGCCAGGTTGTTATGGTTAACAAACTGTTTGAATGTTTTTCTTTACCAGAGTATTGTCGATGGCAATATTTTTCTGAATCATAACCATACGATATAAAATCAGAATACATTTGTTCTACGAGTGATGTAGTAGGTACAATTAACAAACCTTTTTTATAATCTATACTCTGTAAGTATCTCAATATGAGATAAAGTATTAATGATTTACCTGAACCTGTAGGTGATAGAATTAATATTCTTTTGTTTCGTATTGATTGAACAAATGATTGTAATTGATAGTCACGAACTTCAATTGATGCCGGTAAATTTAATGTTTTAATGAACTCTACTGCCTCAATTAAAGAAAAGTTTTCTGTAGAATTAATTTTAGAATCTACATCTACAGAGTAATTTCTTTCGTTGCAAAATTTTTGAATGTAAGGAGTTAGACCATGGTAAATAGTAAACGATCTAAGATCGGCTAGACGTATTTTACCATCCCATAATCTATTTTTATAGGCAGGAACAAATTGATAACCTGGAACGAAGAAAGTAAAGTAGTCTGATAATTCTTGAGCTAGACTTTTTTCACATTCAAATTTTATAAACGTTTCATCAAGTTTATGTAATGTTAAATCAGACACCTTGTATAAATTTTTCCCAATCAATAAATGATTTTAATTCCCAAGCACGATTATTAAGTTCTTTAAGTATTGCTTGGCATACATCAACTATTTCTTCATGCACTAATTTAGATGCAAGAAATTTATTTACATCTTCATCTGCTTCCATATATGTAGACAACTCGGCTTTGATGACATATGGAAATGGTTCCCATCCACGTTTTTGTAATTCATCATCATCTAATTTACCTGTATAATATTCCCACTTAAGCTTTTTCATTTTATTATATTTGAACTCAGCTTCTTTGGCAAGCATACGATGCTTACTCAGTATGTTTAAATACTTACTGTGTAATTTTGGAATATCTATGAGTGCTTTGCCAGGTTCAGTACGGTCAATATTGGCATCTTTAGCCCACATGTTCAAAAGTTCATCAAGTTTTTCCATGAATAAAAAATCTCCTTGTATGGAGATCATACACTATTTAAAATAGTTTTTCAACATTATAATAGGCAAATCTGAATGTAGCATCGGCAGTAATAATAGTGTCAGGACTATCTGATGTTGCCACTACGAAAGAAGAAAGTGAAACAGGAAATAAATCTATAAATTTAAATTTATAATACGGTGTATTCGCAGAAGATAAGAGTGTTAAAGAGCCTTCTGAAAATTGTGGCCTATCTGAGTTAGCATACCGAGTAAAATTATTTAAGTTATTTAAATTTTGGTATTCTTCAAACTCAGTAGGAAAAGTCATAGCACGAAGCCAATCATGTACTTCTAACCATGCTTTAAGTTCTTCATCAACATAAAAGGTCACATTCATAACATCATAAATTAATTTTTCTCCAGGTGAATACAAATCTAGAAATGGATTGTTTCTAGGTATTTCACCTGTTGATATACCTGGAATACTTACAGATTGGCAAAAGTATTGCACATTAGGTACCCGTGCAAAGTTTAATTGAAACTTATGCGGATGTAAAAAGTTAGGGTTAGACGGGTTTCTTGTAAGTGCAGTCATATGTTCTTTTTAATATACAAACCAATATCAATGATTGTTTCTTTTTGTATCATATCAACAATTTTATTGGTAAGATTTATTTCTTGTTGAATAAATGCCATCTTTAATTGAAGTTCTTTTAATTGATGATTGTAGAACTCCAACTCTTTTAATTTTCTGGCACGAATGTCCAGTAAATCAGACATTAAAAGTATTTCACTCATGTGTATATTTAGGCGTAAAAAAAGAGGCACCTTTCGATGCCTCTTTTAAGTAGTCCCTTTTTATAATTCTTATTATAGGACTTATTAAGATTACATTAAGTTTGCAATCTTGAACGCACGGTAGTACAGGTTGCTCTTAGCATTAATAACGCCGAGGCCTTGTGTAGCACCTTCTGCGAATGGGTTAGCAACCAGACCATAACGGGTCTTAAAGCCAATTTTTGGTTGGAAGTTGTTTGTGTCAACTGCACGAACCATTTGCAGAGGAACGTATGGGCAGTAGAACAGACCTGCGTCATATGCGTTAGAACCTTTGTAACCAAGAACAGCAAACTCAGCTGTCGAATTGGCAGCAAAATACGGATCAATATAAACCTTGATGCGACCAAACAGGGTACCAGCAAATGTGTTACCTGTATCGTCAACGGTCAGGCTAACTTGACCAGCGAGAGCAGATTGATAGTCTAACAGACCAGCCATTGCGAGAGCAGATGCAACGTCAGACGAACAAATCATGACGTTACCTTTACCTCTACGAGTCGTTTTGGCAATAACGTTTGCTTCACGCTCGAGTTGGAAGGCCAGACCTTTGATTTTTTCAACCATCCAACGGCCGTTAGAATCGGTGTCGAGGTCAAAAGTACCTGCTGTAGTGGTACCAACTTGAGCACCAACTTTAGCAGATGTATAGATTGTGCGAATAACTTCACGGTTGATTTCAGCAAGAATTTCTGTGGACAGAATGTTTGCTAATTCTGTTTCAGCATCCAGACCATGAACTGCTTTCAGGTCTTGTGCCAGTTCCATAGAGTACTCAGCCTTCAGAGCACGGGACTTAGCAGTAACAGAAACTTTCTCAATGCTAAATGCCATTTCGTTGAATGTCAGATCTTCAGCAACTGAAGTGGCCATTGCAGCACCAGTTGTCATTGCCGATGAAAATACGTTTTGGTTACCAAGAGCTGTGTTAGCAGCAAGAGAAATAGCCGACTGCTCTGCTTTTGTACCAGAGAAGCCTGTGTTGGCTTCGTTGTAGAAAGCTTCAACAGCACCAGCAGCAACGTTTTGTGCTGCATAGGTAGAACGCATTGCGAAAATTAAACCTGTTGGGCCAGTCATTGGCTGAACGCCACACAGATCATAAGCGATCAGGTTTGGCAGCGAACGGCGAACCAAGCTAATCAGGATCGGATCAAAACCGGCAACTGGACCACTAGCAGCCGAACCACCCGAGAAACCTGTACCACCAAGAGAGTTAAGCGGTGCTGTTTCTTGCAGAATGGCACCAGATTTTTGCATCTCTTGAGCTTGGTTCTCAAGAATAACGGCTGTAACAGCCTTACGATATGGGTCTTTAATCGATGGCAGATCTGGGTGATCTAACACACCTTCCCATTTTTTCTGTAGATCTTCGGACAAATACATTTAAATCTCCTTAGTTATTAAATTTTTGTTTTCGAAATTGCTTGAGATACTGCGGCAACAAATGGGTCAGCAATGACTTTTTTCTCGCCTTCAACATCTTCAATCTTCTCGTTTAACTGTGACTCATCGGCTTTCTTTACACCAGATGGGAAATAATTCTCACGGATTGTTTCAAGTTTTTCTTTGTATTCTTCCTCTGTGGAGAATTCAACACTCTCTGCGAGTGATTTGATTTTTTCAACTTGAGTTTCTGTAAGACCTTCACACACACTACGAGTAATTTCAACTTTACGTGATTCGATTAATTGTTTATTTAAATCAACACCACGCTCAATTTCTTCGTTCAGTTTGCTTTCAAGTTCTTCAACTTTACCAGCAAGCTCATCGACTAGATCAACTTTTTCGGCAGGAACATCAATGTAATGCTCTGCAAACAGGTTGCGGAGACCAGCGATAAATTCTTCGGTGATTTCAGCACGCAGTCCTGATTCGATGGCGATTTCATTTTCGTCCATCCATTGTTCAACAACATAGTTGAGGTAGTCATCAATTTTTTCGGTAAGATCTTGTTGAATAGACTCAACAGCTTCTTCCAATTGTTTTGCATAGTCAGCCTCAATCTTTTCAGCAATCTGATTAACACGATCAGTTACACGAGCTTCAAAAATTGTAGCGACTTTTGATTTGAATTCTTCTGAGATAGTAGAATCGTCAGCAAACATGGCAGTAATATCTTCTGACAGATCAAGAGTTTCATCTTGTTCTTCAGCAATAACTTCTTCGCCTTTTGCTTCTTCAGATTCTTCTTTTTTCATCTTCAGTTGAGTATCTGGTGATGCGTCAGATGGCTTTGTGGTAGGAGCAGTAGCGCTCTTTGCACCTTTAGTCGCATCAATCTTATGCGAATCGTCATCTGGTTTAGCATTCTGTGGAGTAGGACCGCCCAAATCTTGGACTTCTCCGCCTAGTTTTTCTGGTGGCATAGCTGCGGCTTTACCTTTAGATCCAGACAGGATCTCGGCAGCTGCTTCCATGAGTTTTGATGTTGCCATTAGGAATCTCCTTATGATTTCTTATTTATAAAAATTAAAGTTTTCGAAGGTAATTTTCAAACAATTTAAGCGCAACTTCTTCTATCTGTTGTTTAGATGCTCTCTTAATCTCTTTTTTTGCACGGTCAAAATCTGCTTCTACAAATTGACCTTCAACAAACATCCACTCTTTATTCTCCATAATACCGTTCACAAAAGCACCTGGTGCTGATGGATCGGCAACAATGTCTGCGGCAGTTGCAAGCTTTAAATCATCTTGTACTAGATTATAACCTTCTTTTGTTTGAATGACAGAACCCAAAGCTCTTGAAGAAACACCAATACTTACATCGTTGTCGATAAAGTTTTTAACGATTTGACCATAAGGTGTTTCAAGTATAAGAGCTTTACCGTAGAATGTACTTCCATCTTCTACGAGTGATACAATCTTGTGAGATACACGCTCAAGGTTAATTGTAGGTGTATCTGGATGTCCTAGTTCACCAAGAGCACGATTCGTCTTGATATATTCTTCGTTATAACGGTCAACTTCACCACGCAAGGTGTCCATTTTGTACATACGATTATTTCTATTTACGGTATCTCCAACAAGGAAAGTACCTTCGATGTACAAATGTTTTTTGCCGTTTTCTGATTCTTCTGTGAGATACTTTACGTTCTCAACTGTTTCTCTAATTAGTTTCATTTTACAGTTCCGTTAGTGCAGGTTCGTAAGTAGCTGTTTTAGATACAATCAACATAACTGTACCGTTTGTGCTAGAATTTGTTACGTAAATATTTGCTGTTGAAGTGTTGGCAATCGCCACATCATATTGTGCAAACGGCAAATCATTTGCACCAACAGAATCAAATACTAAAACACCACTTGCATTGTCACCTCGATAAACTTTTACAACACCATCGCCAGTAGAAACATAATGTGTAATTGCAGCGCCACTAATTACTTCTGTTGTAGTGTTTGTAGAAAGTTGTTGTAGAGTAATTAACTGACTGGTTTGGCCAGTAACTCTAATTACCGATTTACTTCTTTTACTATTAACAATTTCGTATGGCATTTTATCTTAGTCCCATTGATGTTCGCCTACGCATTGAAAGTTTTCTCTTTAACAATGAACGGCGAAGTTTAGCTCTTCTAGTTGTTTTCCATGAACGCTTTAGTAAGCGAGCCTTCCTTAATCTTGTTGTTGCAGATATACGAACTACACGATTACCTGCAATTCTATAACCTTTAATGCCTGAACGTCTACGATTCTTTTGAACTACAATACGCCCAGCTTTATTTCTTCTAATTCTACGGCGAATCTTTTGAATTCTACCTTGTTTAATTATGTTAGGGTTACTTGCTTCTTCTAACATATCTTCAACAACATAATTCTTTGCTTCTTTTAAACGCTGAGAAGCAATTTCATTTAATCTATTCATTAGATGTTGCTTAGCTTCATCTAATTTATTGGCAACTAATGCTTTTACAAAGTTCATTTTTTTGAATGTTTAAAAGCAAAATCGGAAGCTTTCATCAAATGTGCAGGTGATTTATGAACCATATCTGCAAACTTCTTTTTGTTATCATCATTCAAAGCATTATGTACTTGTGTAATAGCAGATGCCGTAAAGTGATCAACTTTTCTTGTTGAACCATCAGCAAATTTTACTCTTTGTGCCGATTTGCTTGAGACAATCTTATGTAGTTGATCTATTACTGCTTCTTGTATCGTTTCTTCTGCCTGTATTGGTGCATTAACACCTTCACCATAAGGTATACTAAAGTAACGATCTAATTTTTTATTGTAATATAAAGCAATTTTTGTACCATTTGGAAACAAACGAATTGCTTCACGTTTTAAAATGATTGTATAAGGAGGATCTTTATCTAATGCTTCCTCTATAACTTCATCTTCTTCTTTAATAGTTGCCAAATTAATACGATGTGCTCTAACTTTACGACCACTTGGCGTTACTTTGTAATCAGAAGAATCTACTACTGCTTCACCTGCTTCTTTTACAACCCTACGTGCTTGTTGGTAAATTTGTTTGTTATTAACAATTGTATTTACCATTTTATTAAATAAACTTTGTACAATTTCTCTTTCTGCTTGAGTGAAAACAGGTTTATCTTCTTTCATTTTTTCTAATACGGCATGTATTCTTTGTATCTGTGCCTTATTGGCAAGACCAGCTCGTACTAGTGTATCAAACTTAGTGTAGTCTGTTTTTTCTTCCTCAACGATATGTACAAATTCATTTAATGTTTTCATTCAGTCTGTTCTGTAGCGGGTTCTTCTTGTGTTTCTTGTTGTCCGTTAAAAACATTAGATGCCATTTCTTGTTTTTTTGCCTGTAATGCATCTAATGCTCTAGAAGAAATCATGTCGTTCAATGTCTGCTTTGCTTCAGCAGCTTGACCGGTACTCACTTGACTAATGAATGATCTAATTTGTTCCACTTTTATCTCCTGTTATCTTCTATTTATGCCTAAGGAATACTTCTCTACCTCAGCATCAAGTTGTGGTGTTAACGACTCCGTGGTGCCGTCCTCTTGAGTGTTGTTTTGGGGAGGAAATTCTGTTGCTGAAACCCCTTCTGTTTGGGGTTGGTTGGCACCGAGAACGGGGCCTTGTTGGGCTTCGGGGAGGTTTTCGCTTTCATCTTGTAGTTCCTTATCCATTTGTTTTATTTCTTCATCAGTAAATCTCAACACATGTTTTTTAATCCATTGTTGTGAGTAATATCTACCTACAAATGGATCAACTAATGTTAAAAGATTTAATCTTTCTCTAGTTAATTCTACTTCACTTAATTCGGTAAAATTATTATCTTTTCTAAAGTCATAATAAATGTATTCTTTAAACTCATCCCATTCTTCTTGCGTACAGATATTTTTAAGCACTAACTGAACACGTAATGCATCATCAAATAATTGTGTAAATTTATTACGAAGTCTACCAATAAACTTCATAAATTTAACTTCATCACGGGTCACTTCTGTACTGCGACCAACACCAATCAGACCACCACCTTGTGGTTCTAAACGGCTAATAGGGACATTCAATGCGTTTAATAATTTATTACGGAAGTATTTAACATCTTCCATTTCACCTAAGTTCTGTCCAGCAGGTAATGTTGTAATCTCTGTGCCTTTTCCACCTTCACGGCGTGGTAACCAAAAATCTTCAAGCATCGACATGTGTTTACGGTCATCACGCAGTTGGCCAGTCTCAGCATCGTAAACCATTTTATTGCGATACTTGACCATAATATCACGCAAATATTGTTCTGCTTTGCCTTTTGGTAAATTACCTACATCGATGTAAAATATGCGGCGCTCAGGTGCTCTAGAAATACGGTAAATAACAACTGCATCTTCAATCATTCTTAATTGATTAAGAGGTTTTATTGCCTTATGCAGATAAGAAATAACAAAAGTATTTTTTGCATCCATTAAACCAGAATTAGTATTCAATACAGCTTCTGGTGCAATACGGAGACCTGTGCTTACTTGAGCAGTATAAGTTTGTGTAGTTGTGCCACGATCATTGTAAACATAATATTCGGCAATAGATTTAATCACCATTGCACCTGTTTGCGGATCTCTATCTTTTTGTATTTCACGTACTTTACGAATCTTACGTGGGTCAATATATCGAAGTTCTTGTATGCCTTCTTTTGGATTTGTTTTATCTACTACAACATGATAATAAATTCTACCATCAATATACCAACGTTTGAAAAGATCTGACGATAAATTATTAAAGTTCATCATGCGAAGAACGTTGTCAAATTCTTCTTTAATTTTTTTCTTAATGGACTCTGGTTGTTTCAGTTTGTCCATATTAATATCAACACAAGTGCCATCATTGTCTTGTGTAATGGCTTCGTTGACAATTTCATCAATTGCCATTTCTAATTCTGGATGATTTGCCATTTCACGGTAACGAGTAATGAGTTCTAATTCGTTGCGAATAGAACCTTCTAAATCAATATACGTACCGTAGTGAGCGTTCTGAGTGATGGTAACTGCACCATCTTCCATTGCTTCAGTTGGAAGTGCAAAAGAGGATTGTTGTGGGTTTTCAACCCTTACAACATCCTTCTGCCCGAATGTGAATCCGAAAAGTTTTATTGCCATTATTCAATCATCCTAAAAAAATAAAAGTAGGGGAAAATCCCCTACTCTTATACCACAGCGTCTTCCACAGATTCCCACCATTGATAGGTGAGAGTTACTGTAAATTCCTCAATCGCATCGTTTGAACCCCAATCAAGTTCGATTGGAGCTAAGTCGGTTGGAAATACTCCTACAAATTTGTATTTCTTCAAAACATCGCCAGCTTTACCATATTGTGTAACACCAGCATCAACACTATAATTAACTGGTGTTTGTGCAGCTGGGCTGCGAACATTAAGTGAATGACTATTAATTGCGTTCATCCATCTTTCAAATGCATTGCGAATTACAAAATCTTCATCATTAATGATATTAATAGTCCAATCTGCAAATGTTCTATTACCAACAAATTTTAATTCACGGCCAAAGTAATTTATAGGTACAATACCAAGTGTTGAACCTGGTAACTGTGCGCTTCGAGCCATAAATGTAGTTTTTTGTTGCGCTGTTCCTGGTGCTGAGAAAGCAGGAAACGGTAAAGTCACCTCAAATAAATTTGGGCGAGCACCATCTCCTGTCATTTGAGAGCGGAACTGATTTACATTAAATGCCATTTTTTTCTCCTATCTCTCTATTTAGAAGCGGCCAACAATCTCGTCAAACGCAACACCTGTTCTTGTTGCAACGAAATTAAGTTGAATAAAGTTAATGGAACGAGCAGGTTTAATGTAAATATCACCAACAAATTCATTACGATCTATTACTTCAGGTGTGTTGTTTGTTGTATCACACACAACACGAAAATCAAATATTCCTCTGCGACCTTGAACATCACGTAAGAAAGGTTCTACAAGATTAATAAATTGCGATCTTGTAAAATCATCATTAAATTCAAACAATGAAGAACGTGCAGCACGAGCAATTGTTTTTTCTAAAACGATGAATAAACGGCGAACATTAATTCTATCAAAAGCAGATGGCCTGTTGACTAATGTTTTGTCTCCGTATAATATTGTACCTTCACCCGGAAAAGTTACGACAGGATTTATACCAACTTTGTAAATAGTATCTCTTTCCGATTTTGTTGGATTCCAAGATAATTTAATTGTGTTTTTAATTTGACCACGATTTAAACCAGCTGGAGAAAACCAAGGATCACGCTCAAGGTCTGTTCTCGCACATAAACCTCCAACGTCACCATTTAATGGTACCCAACGATATACATCATTGTATTTGTCAAATTGATATTTCCAACCAGAATCAGCAACAACATAAGTGTTAAATAGAGCTAGTGTATTTGTTGACCAAGCTGCAACAGCAGTAGCTTCACTTCCTAAATTATCAACAACTAAAGATCTATCTGGCGATAAGAAAACCATACAGTCTTTTCTACTTTCAGCTAAACTAGCAAGATGAGTTGGTATTGTTGCACCAGTAGTTTCACCAGCAAGAATTAACGATACATCTGTTGAATCAGGATTTGAAAATAAATCATAACTAGAATTTCTATTTGCTGCTGTAGGAGCTACACTTACACCACCAGTTAAAGTAAAATCGGTAGAAGAAAGAGCGTTGTATACTAAATTGTCTGTGGCTGGTCTTCCCCAATTTGAACTTGTTACCGGATGTGATAACCACCAAATATATTTTGACTTAGAATTTATTACATCTTTATAATAAATTGAACTACCATCATCGGCTTTAGCATCATTAGCTTTGGACAAGAAAGCAAACTTTTCAATAACCGTATTTGCAGTACCACTAATTCTACCTGTTGTATCAACAACTACAATATGAATTTCATCATTTGCATTTGTACCATTAGAATTATTATCTCCAGTATAATCTGAAGTACCAGCATCAGAATCAAATAACGATCTAAATTCCCAAGTTGTTTTTATTTGGTTATTTGCATCACATACTGAAACTTTGATGGAATTACCTAAAGTACCTGGACATTTTGCTGCAAATACTGAAGCACTTGTTCCATCTGAATGATTTTCATCATAGTCAATTCTATTCTCAATTAAAACACCTGTTCCTGTTGTTGTGGCATTTAGTGCTCCAGATCCAACAGAACGAACAACACGCAAATCATTAGCATATTGCAAAAAGTTTGAAGCTGTAAAAAAACTTGTGAATGTATTACTGTCTGGTTTACCAAATCTTTCTACTAGTTGAACCTCGTTGCTGATTTGTACAATCTCGCCAACAGGTCCCCATTGAAAGTTACCGGCAAAAGCACCAACAGTACTAGAGACAGAAGGAATAGCAGTTGTTAAGTCAACCTCTGAAACATTCACGCCTGGTGATAGTTGAAAAGCCATGTTTTAATCTCCTTTTTTTCAGGCTGAATCGTGCATTTTTTTATCTAGTATTTATGTTTTTATAAAATTGAAGAAGGATAACCACGATCCTTAACAAAAGACCATCTATCTCTACCGTCATCTACTTCTTCTGGTGGCAATCCGTTGTCCATAAACCCAACAGGTGATAAATTTTCTTCGATTAAAAGGTTCTGTTCTTCAACTAATCTGCGGCGAATGTCACTATTTGTAGTTTCTTTGAAGAAACTTTGTGCGGCTAACCATGAAAACATTACCATAGTCATTGCTAAGTCATCATGATTACCTTCTTCGGCTCTATAAGTGTCTTTATCTCTTGAAAAGGTGTATAATTCGGTGACAGTATCGCCATCATTGAGTATCAACTTGTCACTTTCAATCATCGCTTTAAAGTTTGCACATCCAATTTTCTTGACCGAAACTGTTGTTTTCAACCCAAAAGAAACAGACCTTTTAAAACCTGCTGATATATGTTGCCCTTTGATATTATGATGTTCGAGTTTGAAAATATTGTCATATTCTAGGTCATGGTGAAGAATATCCACCACCTGTTGACCAATATTATTTGTTTCCACCAAAATAAAGGCCTCATTATACCTCATACCAGCCGAATAAATCAAAGTAGGGTAGATCAGAGTAGGTATCTGGTTACTTCGATACTTTGCAACTTGCACATAAGGTATCTGAGTCACATCAATAATTGAAAACGCTGAGTAATCTAGACCAACACCCTCTGAACTATCAACCGTAATGACATACATGTGGTTCTTTTTAGGGTATTCATAAATGTCAAAACCATCAGATGATTCTATAGGAGTTTCATAGGTCAACGATTTAAGTTTAGCCGCAGAGATAAGTGTTGCGGTAGAACCAATAAACTCAGTTTCAAACTCTTGTCTAAACTGTTCTTCAGAAGTGTTGCGTATCGTTTCTTCTTTCCATTTTTGATCACGGCCTGGTACCATAGACCAATGAACTTCAATAGGTTTGTAGAAACTTCTTTTTTCTGTGGCATCTTTCCACATTTTGTAGAAAAGATTAAGACCATTTGGTGTAGAAACAATAATAACTTTTGTTGTGCTACCAGAAGAAATTACAGGGTAAGTAGATGTGAAAAATTCTTCTGCAATATTGTTTGGCACGAAAGCAAACTCATCAAGGAATACTAGATTGTAAGTACCGCCTCGCACACCAGCTCCTGATGTTGCATATGCATAAATCTTAGATTTGTTTTCAAGTTCTATATTACCTCTATTCCAAACTAAAATACCTTGTTGCATCCAAAGAGGTAGATATTCATAGGCATATTGTATACGACCAAGGATTTCACGAGCCAATGACCCTTTATTGGCCAAAATTGCAATTGAATAGTTATCATTAAACAAAACACACCACAACATATAACCAACTGTTGTAGTAGTTTTACCAACCTGTCGAGGCATCTTTGCAATACAGAAACGGTTCTGGTGAAAATCTCGAACCATATCTTCTTGGAAATTCCACATATCAAAAGGCACAAGACCTTTATCTACGTTCACAATTTTAACGTAGTTTCGAATAAAATATACGGGGTCATCCATACACTTAGCAATTTCAATTAACTGCTCTTGCGTATAGGATATTTCTGTGCCAGGTTTTTTTAAACTTGCGTTACCTAGGTAACCTTCTTCTGCCATTACTTATTCGCTTTGATCATTTTAATTAAATCTTCGGTAGAACCAATGAATACTGCTTTATCAATGTTTACATCTTTAGATTGTTTTGGTTCTAAGTCACGTTTTCTTTTTTGTATTTCCATCAAATCTTTATTCATTTCTGCCAAATTTTTTAACATGTTGGCTGCCACTTCATAGGCTCTTGGATGTTCAGATTCTTTTGCCACATGCAAAAGATTGTCCATAGCCACATTACCTTTATCAATTAATTGTCGAATATTTTTACGAGCAAAGTCTGCATCGTTTTGGATAGGATCGGTAACTTCTACTACCTCGGTGACAGCAGAAGTTACCTCTATTGGTTCCACATCAAGAATATCGGACAACTTTTCATTAATCTTTTTCAATTATTAACCCCAAGTACCACCAGTAAAGTTTATAAATCTCCAAATGTCTGTAGTACCATCATATGTACCAACACAACGATAAAGTTTATCATTATCGATTGCAATCAAGCCTGCAACATCACCAGAAGATCCTTTAGAAGTTGTTGGTGGTGCGTGCCAAACTAACTGTACTCCATCAACATCTAATATTCCACTAATAATTACATTATTTGCTACAACAGTATTTGATGAAACTAAATCTATCGTAGAAATAGTATTTGCAGTAATTGCTGCCACATTTGCGTAAGCTGTGGCATTAAATAGTGTGTTAGCAACATCATATGCTGATTGTAATTTAACATTTGCAGTATTAGCAGCCATAAATGCAGCATTAGCATATACTGCCGCAGATGATACATTTTGAATTGACCTCTCTATTGCAGTATCAATTTGAGATAGCGTGGCCTTTTTTGTTGTGCCTGTTTCACTATCATATACAACAAAAAGTGTATTTGATAGATTAGATGCTACAACATCCAATGCAGTAAGTTGATTTATATTTTTACTTGGCATTTTAAACTCTTATTTTTAAATTATCTTCGGTTAAAATATACTCACCTGTATTTGCAACAAGGTAAGTTTCACCTTGAATTTCTTCTGAGAAACCAAATTCATCATCAGGCATCGCATCGTATGGGTCAGGAAGTGTAATAAGTCCTGATACAAGATTATTTGTTACATATGAGTAACCATTTGATACAAGATTATCACCTTGTAAGTATATATTGGTATTGGCCTGACGAATAACTTTACCAGTTTTAAGAATTGGCCAAATATATCCTTTTGCAGTAAACTCTAAGTCCCATGTAATTAAACGAGTACTCATCATATCGCCTTCATAATCTGTGATCGTATTTACAGAATTCAATATGATAGGCAAATCATATTTTTGATCCATTGTAGGAATAAAGTCTACAGTTACCGTAAAATCTGGTGTAAAGAATGGTAAAATCTGTTCTAATATCTGTGTACCATCTTCTGTATTCCGAACATAGATCGACATAGAAAAATTAAAATCATATGGTACAGGAACATACTGTCTATTGAAAGCCGTAGAAGTATTTGCAGAAAAGTTTTTTAGTGTTGTAATTTGTTTTCTGCTAGTATCATAACTTATACCTGTAAGATCAAATGAAATTCTCGGTACAACTGTTGCAACCGACTTGGTCAAATTGGGGTCAGCAGCCAGTCGTGTCATATATTTTTCTTTAGAACCATATGACAACGGCACTTTAAAAATTTCTTTTGGTGTATTGTTTACAAATCTTTGTACCTGTATATCATTAAACAAAGTACCAAAGGCAACAACCACCTTTCTTATTGTTCGATTATAATAAAAAGGGTTGTTTAACATTAATCACCACCAAATGGGTTTGTTTCTGTCCAATCTACAATTAAATCAGACTCAGTTTCTATACGATTATTATCTGCAATATCTTCAAATGCGGTATCAAAATTAACTTTATCATCTGTACTTGCCATTGTCCAAGATGCATTACTGTCTGCACCTTTTACACGAACATTGGCAACAAATGTACCTTGTGTTTTAATTACATCAAGCCATTGGCCTTGTTTCCATGTATGTGCAACTGCCTGAACACTTGCATTGGCCAAATCTGCACCTTGATATACTATTTCTCCTGGTGTAAATGTACCAGAACCCCCAGTTAATTGTACTGTAAGTCTTGTTCTCTTGTACAGGTCAAATACTTCATCATCAATCTCTTGTATACCTGTAGAAATAATTTCTTCAGAGAATACGTATTGTTTTAATTTTAGTGCATAGACATAAACATTACCGCCACGACCACGGCCTAAAGTATAATACATGGCCTGATCGTTTTCATGTTCTACAAATGTAATCTCAAAGAAGTTCCTCATGAGAGGAATGTAAACTAAATCTCCCTCTCTTGGTCGAGTTGGTGCTCTGTTTTCTTCTGGTATAATATCACCAAGAATAGGTGTTTGAAAGTTTGTGGCGCCTACAGTATACTTGAATCTGCGGCGAGAAACTAAGAATGTAATTTCATCACGAATTTCTAAACCAAATTTAGAAATAAAATCTTGTTCGCCATCCATACCTGTGACATTTTCAAGGTACATTTCAATTGGATGTGCTGAACGATATTGTTTTACTGTATCTTCACCATACAAATAATCTTCTGTTGCTCGACTGGATCTTGGCAGATAGTAAACATCCATGCCATAGATTCCCATAGCTTCAATCACTAAATCTTCAACAAGCAGTTGTTCATTGGTGATCTGCTCTTGTGGGAAAAGTTGGAAATAAAAGTTTGTAGCCACACATTATCCCATTATGAAGTCTGATGGCAGAACATTGTTTGCAATCATTTCTTCTTCTATCTTTGTAATTTCTTCAACTGCTTCATCATAAATTTCTTTACCATTTAATGTTACACCACCTGGCATTTGTATACCACCAAACTTTTTCATGTTCTCACCCCATTGTTTTTTGATAAGAGCGGTGGTATATCTTTTCATAAAACGATTGTCCCAAACATCTGAAAGTCCAGCAATCGTTGCTGTACCAGAAATGCCTTCTGTTGGTGTTTTTGTTAATTGTATTTCTGTTGGTGATAAAATTCTTTTGATTTGTAGATCAGTACCATTGACCGTTACAATATCACCTTCTAATAATTCCTGGTCAAATTTAGTATTTGTACCTGTAAGTGTATTGGCTGCATTTGTGGCCGATACTGAACCTGTAATTGACACGGTATCTGGATTCATTTTACGATAACATTCGATGACAACATATTCACCAACTGTCGCATCTCTTTCCCAATCAATGTCAAGATGGAGTTTGTTTTGGTGACGATTGAAACGAAACTGTGGAGTACCTGAGAACAACAGATTTAATGTACGAATGTGTTGCATAGTAATTTCATATGACACATAAGATACTGATGTAAAGTCATAGAGGTCATGCAGGCGCAATTGATAACGCAAGTCAAACATATTTACCGATGAATTAGAATCATCGAATGGCATAACACCAATTACAAAAAGAACTGGATCAGGACAATATATCCATTGTCTATCAATATCTTCTTGTATAAATTTATGCTTCATGTAAATTTTTTCACAACCTTCAAAATGATAGTCATGAAAAAACTGAAGTGCATCGTCAATACGATCTTCTACTTGATCATCATCAACGTTAATTTGAATTACTGGAAACCCTAACCTACGTAGGCAGTAATCTTTGAATTGTTGTCTGGTAGCTGGAGCGGCCATAATAGTCCTGTATTATACTTGTTATAATTACTTAAAATTTGGCTAAATATGCATAATTAGTTCCGAAGATATTAGTATTTGCCCAATATGTTTGTGTTCCTATTTGAACGGGGCTGGATCTATGAGTTGCCAATGGTAAATTTAAAAGAGTGCCCATATTACCACCCCATACCCATAAAGTGCCATCAGTTTTAATGGCTATTGGACTCGATGATCCTGGTTCCAGAAAAACATTTCTCCATGTCGTGTTACTTCCAATTTGAGTTGGACTAGATCTATAAACATTTCGACTATTTAATCCTAAATTTCCATAAGTATCACTACCCCAAGACCAAAGAGTGCCATTACTTTTTAAACCAACCGTAAAATAATCACCTAAAACTAATTTACTCCAATCAATTGTAGACAAAACTTGAACTGGACTGGATCTGTTGACAATAGAATTATTTCCTAATGAGCCTGCCGCAACATATCCCCAACCCCATATAGTATTATCTGTTTTTGAAGCCATTACATGATTGCGGCCGGCCCAAATATTATTCCAAGTAATACCAGCTACTTGAGTCGGACTGGATCTATTGATTCTATCTCCAAGTCCTAGCTCGCCCCAGGTATTATTTCCCCATCCCCACAATGTACCATCCGTTTTAAGTGCTAAAAATCTTGTATTATAATCACCTACTACTTTACTCCAATTGGTAGCAGATCCTACTTGAGTTGGACTGGATCTATGTACTGTAATTGAGTTGAGTCCTAACTTACCGCTATCAGCAGTCCCCCAGACCCATAAAGTGCCATCGGTTTTAATTGAACAATAAGTTTGAGCTGCCTCACTAACTGAACTCCAATTAGTACTGGCTCCTACTTGAACTGGACTGGATATATTTACTATAGCATTAAGTCCTAACTGGCCCTGGCCATTGTAACCCCATGTCCATAGCGTGCCACCAGTTTTAATTGCTGCTACACTATAGTTTCTTGTAGCAAGAATTGACCAATTTGTACTAGATCCAAGTTGAACTGGACTGGATCTACTTACTGTATCATTTAAGCCAGAACCTCCAAATTCAGATAGCCATGCTAAAATATACAAAGATCCAGGTGGCGGCCCAACCGTCACCGTAACCTGAAATGTCTTATCCGCATCTTGCAATTCAGCATCAGTTGCTCTTACAGTAAATGTATAAGTAGTTTCGGCACCAATTGTAACTGTACCATAAAAATAACCGTTACTTAATAATTGAGTGTCTGCTGGTAATGCTGTGGTATTAGAATAAGATGTTGCTGATGTAGCACTTAAAGATACATTAAATGATACATTAGCAGGTTGATTTGATAATGGACTTGCAGTAACCCAAGTTGGTGTTGCTGAATAAGTAATCCCAGCAACACGAATACCTGTGCCTCCATCTGGATTGACCACGTAGAGATTATATGATGCAGCAGACTTTGAAGGAACTTCTGCTCTAAGTGTTGTTGAGTTTATGTATGTTACAGAAGTTGCAGGAGTAGCATCAATTAATACGGATGCTCCCGATTGAAATTCAGCACCAGTAATGACAATGTAACCACCACCTACATTTACAGCTGTATCGTCTAGTACAGTATAAGAACTATTTGCAACATTAACTGTGGTAATTTTTGGTGCTAGAGATTTTGCAAAGGCAGCTACTGCGGTATTAGATAGTTGTTCTGTTTCAACTGTATAATTTTGAATCTGTGCGCCAGAAATTTTTGTTGTCATTTTGAATCGATCCTGAGGGGTGTTTTATAGTCTATTTATAATTTATTCCCTCTGGTCGATTTCAGGTTACTATTTTAGACCCATTTGCTCACGAATTTTCGTAGCAGAGATGGCATGTATTTGATCATCAAAAACCTCTTGTTCAATTTTATATCCTACATCACGACCATAAGTTATATTGACGATATTTGGTACCAAAAGAATCTCATATTGACCCTGAAAAAGTGGATCAAGGTCACGTTTAATTAATTCTTTTACTTGATTCGCAGCAAAAGGATTTGAACCATTCCAACCTTGGCAGTCACGAATCATAATGCAAACCTGACCAGTTTTTGCAATCGCACGCTCAAATAATGCACGATGGCCAGGATGCCATGGTTGCCAACGACCTAACATTTCAACAGTTTCTTTTTTCCAATCAAATACCGGTCTACGGCGATTTTCTAAAATATGGTTGCCAATAAACTCAGCCCATTTTTCACAGTTTTGTTCTGTCACACGGAAGTCATATACTTCAGGCGGCACAAACATTTTATTTGTATCTTCAAAACGACCTTTATCAATCGTGTCAACCCAAATTGTCCAGTCAGCCTTAAAATTATTACGCATTTCTGGTAATGGTGCAACAAAATCTGCAATCACAAAATCATTTAGAAAACTATCAGCTAATTCACGCATACGAATAGATTGACGGATACGACCTTCATGAGAGAAGTCCCAATCATTATATTTTTTACGTACATCATCAGCATTAATCCATTTAACTACTGCTTTACTTGCATCAATTGATTCTGAATTTACATGAAACAATATACTATGATCTTGTAAATATTTTTGTAATGCTGATGCCAACATAGTTTTACCTGAACCAGGTAAACCCATAATTAAAATCTTTTTCACTTTTTTCTCCTTATTGCTAATTGGTAACCATTAGACACTTCTATCACTTCTAAACGATCCCAATAACATTGTATAAAATTATCTACTGCAATTTTAGGGGAGTTTGTAATATCACCTTTATATCTCCAAGTTACAGAATCATCAAACAACATAACACCACCTATACTGAGTAACTCAAAACCAAGAACCGCATCTTGTAATACTTCTGGTGCTCTATGATCACCATCTACATAGATTAAATCAGCTTTGACACCACGGTTTCTCAATTCAATTAAAGCATCAAAAGATTTCATATTCATAAACTCAACCAATCCTGGTGGTGATTCTTTTAGATTGTTTAAGAAAATTTCTTTTGTCGATTCAATGTTTTCTTCTGGTAAATCGGTACTTGTATCAAATGTATCGATAGCATAATGCTTATAATCATTAATTTTTTTAGATATTTGATTGACCATATTAAAGGTTGTTTCACCTTGAAATACTCCAATTTCAATTACAGTTTTTGGATATCCTACTTGTCGGCATATACTTTCAATACTTGTAATTATATGATCATGAAAACGAACTGTAAATTTCACAACTTTCCTTTAAGAAAAAATGTTTGTATAAGTCGGCAATTCTGTAAAGTATCACCAAATGCTTTGCCTGGTGAATGAAACATCCAAGGCCTAAACAATACTAGTCTATTATATCTGAAAGGAATTGTCAATGTTTTTGTCCATAAAGAATGATTTATACCGTCAGTTTCAAGGAATTTTTTAAGGTCATCAACATTATACCAACCATGTTTTTCTATACCTTCTTGCGTATGCGGTATAGATTCAAGACCAGTTCGATTATGCCGCCAAAAAATAGTACCATCAGTTTCAATATTTGGCGTGAGATAACAAACACCTGCCCATAAATTATCACCTGCATCAAAATGTATATCTTGACTGTATGTGTCACCTTCTTTTGTGAATCTAAATTTACCAGATAAACCTGTACTTGGTTCTACAAAATGGCCAACCAAACGACCAAGTATTTCTAAATGCTCATCTGTAATGAATCTGCTTTCGGTCATTACACCTGCATAGTTTCCACCGCTTTCAGGTTCTTTTTGTTCATTGATAGCATATTGACGAATACCATCAGGATTTGTATAAAATCCATCGACAATATACATTCGTTCATCTATGTTTAATGGGTACATCAGATACTTAGATCATCGTTTCGAACTGTTGAACGGCCTTCTAATGGCCGGCCAAGTATGGTTGTTTTAAGAGTTTTATTATCTTCTTCAGTTTCTTTCATATCATACGCAAACACTCCCATCTGGTGAATAGGAAATATATCTGCACGGATCATAATGTCAAGCGGCGCACAGATACCAAATTTAAGTGCATGTGAAAGAAGATTTTTTGCTACACAAGGATCAATTGCATATGCATGAGCACGGCAAATAAAATGATAGTTTGGTCCTTCTGAAGCATGTGGAGGTGTTGGTAATTGTTTCCAACCAAGGTTCACCTGTTCATTACCACCAAGATAACAAATTGAATTATAAACTTGATGCAAAGGATATGATTGTATCATTATAGCATCATGTTCTAAAATTACAATTGGTTTATCAATCTCAGCACAATGTGACCAAAGAGAGATATGTGATAACGCACAAGCAACTTCACCTCTGGTGAGATAATGATCTGTTACCTTCATCATCTTCATCAGAGGGTTGTTTTTGGAATTATCAGGCTCTTTAATGCGGCGATTATAACCATTGTAGGCATCCCAATATTCCCATGGCATGCCTACAGAGTTACAAGAATCAGAACACCTTTTGGCCATACTTTCGGATCTTTCATTCTCTTTGACCCGAATAATATAAGCCTTTTCTACTGCCAAATCATATTTAAAAAATAACGAATCCATAACAAACCTTTAAAGTTAAGCGTCTAGTGCATCCAAATCATCGTGATTATTACATGCTCTGAGTGCGGCAACACGAGCATCACGCTCAGCATTTGCAGCATCAATGGCAGACTGATCAAATGGCATTTCTGGATTGTTTAAGTTCTGACGCATTTCTTGGTCACGCTCAACCATCTTTGCTTTGAATTCTGCATGAGAAATGTAAGAACCTTGGCGTTCTTCAAAAGAAACAGGACGCTTCTGATATACAATCTCAACAGGCGTTTTTTCCAAATCAAAAATATGTCCTTCAATTACTTCACGGTCACGACCAATAACATCAGGCACAACCTCAATAGCTTCTCTCCAACCTGGTCTTTCATCAGGTGCGGAATCCCAAACATCATATACTCGGCCGTCTACAACACGAACCCAATATCCAGTATTAATCTTAGGCATTTATTTCTCCTTTTTGTAATGCTAGTTTAATTTGTTTAAATGGTTCATTCCAAGAACCATACATTTTTTGTCTAAACAATCTCACACTATTATACCATACTGTTTTGTTAATTGGATAAGCCCACAAGTAATAAGGTAAAACTGGTGGAATAATCCAAGTTGGTACACCCATCGCACCAGACAAGTGAGCAATAGATGTACAAGAAGTAATCACCAAATCACATGATGCAATTGCCATTCTTGTTTCTTCCCAATGACCCAAAGGAACTTTCTTGACCCAATAAGGACAATACTGTGAACCTTCATCACGCTGGAGAGAAATAAATTCAGCATCAATATCTTCTACTGCATCAAATAATAATTTAGGTGGGAAAATCCTATGTTGTTCATGCTCAAACTGTGGATTTCCTTGCCATCTTAGGCCAATTCTCAGACCTTTATGTGGTGCCACTTCTGGTTTACTTATATATGGCTTTCCAGAAATGTCTTTATATTCATACTTGAGAATAGGTATTGTTGACATAGATGGTACCCAAAAGTCATGAACAATACCAAATGTTGCTTCATGCTGGCATACAGCAACGACACCTTCAACATTCCTAAACATAGTGGCCAGCGGGCCAGAACATGCAACAATAGTTTCACATCCTTTTTTTGCAAATTCTCTTGCATATCTTACACCATGAATCTGGTCGCCAAGACCGCCTTCAAGATTTAAGAGTATTGTTCCTTTTGATTCGCCATCCCACATTGGCATTGGTGACCTTGGCGGTTCATTACCAAATACTTTCTCTAATCGTCCACGGAAAAGTAATTGTTCACCCTCTAACAATTTACCTTCATACATTCTGTACCAACCACGATTAAACGCAGCACGATTATTCCATGGTTCTTCTGCTTCTAATTCATTTGCAATTTTAAGACCTAACTGGAAATCACCCATGAGTCCGGCTGCTAATTGCGTGTCTAGTTTGTGGGCTGGTTTATTAGCCTTTTCTTCACCTAACCAGAATCTTGGTTGAACAAAATCATAGAAACGATGTTTAAGTATTTCTTGTGAATCTTTTTTGTGTTGGTACCCTAGTTTTGGCTTTACATCATGTAAACCAGGTACCATCCAAATTTCTTCATCACGTTCTTGTAAATTTGAACCATCTATATGATCAAAATCATATTCAAAATCATTTTCAATTTCTAGAAACTGATGTATTTTTTCAATTTCTTTTTTGGGGTTTGATAGTAAATCATCATAGTCAACAATTAAAAAACATTCAGGTGCAAATGAATATCCTTTTTGAAATGTTTGATATGATTCTTTAAGGTGTCCCATTAATTCACCATTGACACAGAAATCATCTAAATCGGTTGGTTTGGCAATACGAACAAATGATGCAGCACAATCTTCGACATTCCTAACCGTAGCAATAATTTTAGGCTTACGCTCAAACACTCGGGTCATTGTGCGAATGTTAGTATCATCTGCCCAACCACGAGCCTTATCAAGAATAATTGGTTTGTCTATGTGTGCATATTTGGTTTGCGTAATGTTATTCAGTATACGCTGAATTTCTTGTTCAGAAGCATCACGGTCTTTTTGAGCAAGAGTGTTGAAGCTATCTGCCCATGCACGAAGTGTGCCTACCATTGTGTCTAAAAGACCTGAGGTAGAAGATGCGTGAATCTTTGGATTTTGGTTGAGAATTGCCGCAAGTAAAGTAGAACCAGACCGTGGCAATCCGGCAAGAAAGTATATATTTTTCATTTTAAAATTCCATCAAAAACATTATTATATTGTACTACAAGTATTTAGTGAGGCATACTTATTGTCTTATTGCAAGAGTACTACGAGCAGTCGCAACTAAAACCCAAGTAGTTCCTGATCCTACTTGAGTAGGACTTGATTTATTAACTCTATCATTAAGTCCTAACTGTCCTTGACCATTATTTCCCCATAACCACAAAGTACCATCTGTTTTAATTCCACCAAAACTAGTAGAACCACCATCTATTTTACTCCAATTAGTATTTGTTCCTACTTGTACTGGACTGGATTTATATGAAGAATTATTATGTCCTAATTGGCCGTTAATATTTGGTCCCCAAGACCACAATGTTCCATCCGTTTTTGTAGCTGCAAAAGATTCTCCTGCTGGTACTAGTAAATTCCAATTAGTATTAGCTCCTATTTGAACTGGACTTGATCTAAATATTGCTCCAGGTGAAGAATAAGGTATTTCACTAAGTCCTAATCTTCCTCCATCATTAGATCCACCAATGGCCCATAATGTGCCATCAGTTTTAGTTGCAAGTGCATCTGCTCCGGTTACTGCAACTTTGCTCCAATTAGTTCCTGTTCCTACTTGAGTTGGACTATTTCTGTCTGTCGTATCATTTAAACCTAAAGTTCCATAATTATTACGTCCCCACAACCATAAAGTACCATCTGTTTTGGTCGCTGCTGAACGAAATGTTCCTTGAGATATATTATTCCAATTAGTATCAGTTCCTACTTGAGTTGGACTAGATTTATATGTACTATTTCCTAATCCTAAATTGCCAAATGTATTCCTACCCATACCCCACAATGTTCCATTCGTTTTTGTCAATAAAACATGGTAATTAGTAGATGAAGAAATTAAATTCCAGTTTGTAGCAGATCCAACTTGAACTGGACTAGATCTATATGTTGTATCATCAAGTCCTAATTGACCGTGTCCATTTTGTCCCCATGACCACAAAGTATTGTCAGACTTAATACCAAAACCTGAATAACCTGTTGGTCCTATTAAATTTAATGAAATCCAATTTGTAGAAGAACCAACTTGAGTTGGACTAGATCTATACGTTGTATCATTAAATCCTAATTGGCCACGATTATTTTGGCCAAAAGCAAACAATTGTCCTGCTGGGGGTCCAACTGTCACCGTCAAACTAAATGTTCTTGTTTCATCTTGTAATTCAACGTCAGTAGCTTTAACACCAAAAGTAAAGGCTGTTTCTACTCCAACTGTAACAGTACCATAAAATAGTCCGTTAGCCAATAATGTGGTACCAGCAGGTAATGATGTAGTATTAGAATAAGTTACATTAGAATCAGAGTTTGCACTAATACTTACAGCAAAGGCAGTATTAGCCTCTTGATTGCTTAATGCAGCTGCAGTACTCCAAACAGGAGTATTTGAAAATGTAGCTCCATTTACACGAATAGCTGTGCCGCCATCTGGATTTTGTACATACAAAGTATAACTACCAGAACTTAATGCAGTTACGTTTGCTCTTAATTGTTCCGTGCTTACTCTTGCAGTACTTGAAGCTGATGTTGTTCCTACAATAACAGTTGCACCAGTTTGAAATCCACTTCCATTGATAACCAATCTTGCAGTACCAGAAGTATTGGCAGCAGTATCATCAAGTGCAGTAAAAGTTTCGTCTGCGTACTGAACAGACGAAATTTTGGGCAAAACATTCGCCGTAAATGCTGCATATTCGGCATAAGAAACTACCGTATTTTCTTTAATATTTGTAGTTGATATTTGTGTAAATGCCATAGTTATCTCTTAAACTGGTAGCTCTCTAATTTGAATTTTAAAACCATTTCCTGGTGCAGTTGTAAATGTTAATGTTGTACCTGAAACTGTATAATCTGTAATTGGTTCTTGGCAAATACCATTTTCAAATACAAGAACAGAATTTGCACTATGACTTGAAGAAATTGTAAATTGAGTACATGCACCTGTACCAGTATAAACTCTACTATTGTAACGAGAAGATGTTACATTCATCTCTGAACCAGCAACTGTTACGACTTCAATCGTATCATTTGATGTTGCAGTACCAGTTAATACGACATTTGCACCTGATACAGAATATGTATCTTTATTTTGATAAACACCATTTAAATAAACAAAGGTTTCATTTTCAGAATTAGGTATTGTTGATAGACCAAATGTTGTTTGAGCACCATTACCTGTAAATTTATCAACAACAGCTGTAAACGATGTTGCGTATGAACCACCACCTTTGTATGTGGCCACTTCAATAACAGAGTTGTTTGCAGGAGCGCCAGTAAATACTAAAGAAGTACCAGTAATACTATAAGCGGATTTAAGTTGTGGTACACCACCAACAATTACTGATGTAAGATTTTTACTTGTAGGTACAGTAGATAATGTAAATGTAGTACATGCACCAGTACCAGTAAATGTATCAATTGTAACACCAAGTTGTGAAGTTGCTGTGTTAGCAAATGTTCTAACTTGTAGTGATGAATTTGCATCAACAGCTTCAGACATTGTAAGTGTTGCACCACTTAATGTATATCCAGATGATTGTTGGTAAACACCATCAATATACACCATAATTTGGTTTGCAGATGTTGGTGTAGTACTTAAAGTAAATGTTGTATTTTGACCGTTACTTGTAAATGTGTCTATAGCAGCAACGTAAATTGTTTGTCCACCAGATGCGGCTGAATTTGCTTGATTGAAAGCAGCATTAGCTTGCGTTCTAGCAAAACTATCCGTTGCGGCACCACCAGTATTTGCAGCATTGAACGCAGCATTAGCATGAAGATATGCAGAATTAGCATAAGAAGATGCCGCATTTGCTGTATTTCTAGCATAAGAATCTGTACCTGCACCACCACCTGTATTTGCTTGATCAAAGGCGGCTTGTGCTAGTGTTGTTCCGGTATTCGCTTGAGCATATGCTGAGTTGGCATAACTTGAAGCAGCGTTAGCCGCATTACGTACCCATGTATCGGTTGCACTATTAGCGGCATTGAAAGCAGCATTAGCATGAATATAAGAAGAATTAGCATATGAACCAGATGTTACTGCTCTTTGATCTGCGGTATTGGCTGCTGTAAATGCTAATTGAGTATTTGATGCGACAAAAGAAGCTGGTTGTTGAATAACAATACTTCCAACCATTCCTGAATGAGCTTGACATTGATAAACATAAGTTAATCCAACTAAGTCAAAAGGAACTTTCCAATATAAAGTGCCAGATTCTTTAGCTTGAGCACTTGAATCTGTTGAAACTGTTCCTGTTGTAGATACATGAGTTAATCCAGTATCGTAATTTGATCCGCCTGATGATACACGAATCATAAATGGATGACCAGTAATACCACTTAACTGGAAAGCAATTGTTTCTCCAGCTGATACGTAAATTGTTGGATTATTTCCTGTATATTGATCAATTAAAAATGCCGAAGCACCACTATTTGTGACGGTTAATCTTGTTACAGCACTTGTGTAATTTGAGTTAGCAGCTGCAAAAGCTGAGTTAGCATATATTCCAGAAGTTACAGCTCTTTGGTCTGCGGTGTTAGCGGCAGCAAAGGCACCGTTAGCATAAGATGATCCACTATTAGCAGTTTGGTATGCACTATTCGCATAAGATCCAGAAGTTACTGCTCTTTGATCGGCCGTATTGGCCGCCGCAAAAGCACCGTTGGCATAAGAACTAGCTGCATTAGCCGCATTAAAGGCCGCATTGGCATGAATGTAAGCACTATTAGCATATAAACCAGATGTAACCGCTTTTTGATCGGCTGTATTTGCAGCTGTGAAGGCACCATTCGCATAAGAACTGGCAGAATTAGCCACTCCAAATGCAGAGTTGGCGTATGAACCTGCTGAAACTGCTTTCTGATCGGCAGTATTTGCAGCTAAGAAAGCTGAATTAGCATAATCACCAGATGTTACAGCTTTCTGGTCTGCAACATTGGCTGCACCAAAAGCTCCATTAGCGTATGAAGATGCAGAATTAGCAACAACAAAGGCCGCATTGGCATAGGTGCCTGATGTAACGGCTCTTTGATCTGCGGTATTAGCAGCAGCAAAAGCACCATTAGCGTAAGAAGAACCACTATTTGCTACTTGATATGCGTTATTCGTATGATTAACTGGATCATAACCACGAATTAAAACATTATTTGAAATTAAATTTGCTC